ATTCGGAATTGTTAGACAAGTATTCTTATTTATCAAAAATTCTTGATAAAGACAAACAAGTTGAAGAAGTAAATAAATTATTGTCTGAATTAAAACAAAATAAAAATTCTGAATTGTCTGCAATTCAAGACCAATACAGTCAACTTGAACCAACTGATATTGTTGGAAGATTGAATGCAGTTAAAAAACAAAACAATTATAAATTTTTACAAGTTAAACTTTCACATAATATTTTGCTTGATACACTTCAAAGAGATTACCGTGGAAGAGATTTAAATGAACTTACACCATCACAACAAGAATGGCTTATTGGAGATTCTGTTGTTAAAGCTAAAAAGTTAACTAGTGCAATAACTGTTAATCCAGAACTTACTGGTAAAGAACAAGCAATGCAACGTTATGATAAGTTAAAAATGTTGTTGGATGAAAATGGTGCAAAAAATGAAACATTGCTTGATTATGTTCAAAAGAAGTATCAAAACATTGAAAACGATTCAAGTGAGATTTCTCGTTTAGCTGATTATAATGGAAAAAGAAATTATTTAATTCTTGGTTTGAAAAAAGATTTGCAAACAATTGGAACTGAACCAGCTCTTATTGAAGGGTTTAAAAAGAAAAATCCTGATTTAGCATTCTTAATTGGCAAACCAGAAAATGAAATTTCTAATTACATTAATAAAGCAGTTAAAAACATTGATGGTAAAATTCAAAAACTTAAAGATTCACGTAATGCACGTATTGCTGCTGAAAAAGAAGCAATGCAAACTGCAATACCTGCACAGATTCAAGTAAATAAAGATGATTTTGTTCAGTTTTTTGAAAAGAATACTGATAATTTAAAGCTTGGCTCAGCCCCAGAGTCTTTAAAAATTAACGGAGGAAAAGTCCTTAATTCTTTTGATGATGAGAATGGTGTATTGCACTATGTTGTTAGTAATGGTGATACTGGTGAAGTTACAGTACGTTATGACCAAGTTATTAACACATTTAAAGAGCAAGACCGTGCAACTAACAACTTTGTCAAATCACAACAAGGATTTGTAACAAATAAAGTTACTACAACTTTAGAAGATGTTCAGCCACAACTTGATGAGATTGATGGGCAAATTAATCAAATCAACAAAGAATTTGATAAACGTAAAAAACAAATTGAATATAACTTTAATAGACGTAAAAATAACAATCCTAGAATGTTGCGTGAACAGTTAACAAAACTTGAAGAAGAACGTGGATTGCAAATTGATGAGTTAAAACAATCTAAACAAAAAATTGCTGATTTGAATCAACAGATTCGAGTTGCAAATCAAGCAAACAATAGTGCTTCCAAATTGCTTAACTCAAGACAAACTGGTGATGCAATTAAACGTACTACACAAGCAATTCAAGAAAGCCAACGTGCATTTGAAAATCAAATTTCTTATCTTGATAACACAAATACATCGTTATTTGAATCGCAAAAACGTATTGATGAGTTGACTCAAAAAATTACAGATTACAACAACTTGTTGAACAATGATGATGCGTTTGAAAACTATGTACGTTTCCAAAATGGTGAAGATTTTGTTAGACGTGCAAAAGACAACATGTTGTCACAATCAACTGTATATGAAGAGTTACTTAACAATGAAACTACACTTGATGAGAAAACTAAAAACATTATTGGTATTCTTAAAGCAAACCTTTATGACATTGGTTTGAGTGAAGTTGAAATTGGCAAGTTAACACGTGGTCAGTTTGATAAAATGTTTGAAACATACATTCCTCACATGGCTACACAAGAGTTTGTTGATTTAAAACGTGCAATGGAAGCTAATCCTGAAAAAGGTGTACAGAATGTACAGTTTGATAACATTGGATTTGGTTCTAAAGGGTTTAATGCAAATAACATTCAACGTCAAATCAAATCAATTGAGTTAAATGGCGAAACTATTGATGACCCTTCAATTGTTCAAATCAATGAGTTGTTTAAAGAGCAACTTAAAGGCAAAAATGCATTCTCTGAAAACATTGCTGACCTGTACATTAAACGTGCTATGAATAACTTGGATTTGTTGTATGATGATAAATACATGCGTACTATGATGGATGTGTTTGGAAATGATGTATTTACACATCAAGAAGGAAAAGGTGCAACTTTTGCACTTAATCATTTGAAAGAACATGCACAAAAGTTTGAAGATTTTTATAACAACTCTAAAAATTATCTCGATATGCTTTGGGAAAATACAACAAAGAAAAATTATGAACAAACAGTTGAAGAACAAAAAAGAGTTCAACAAGATATTTTAGATTTTGCAATGGAAATCCATGGTGTTGCAAAAGATTCTTTAGATAATATGTTTACTGCTGATTCAAAAAATGGTTTCCAGTATTCTGTGAATGCAGGCATGTTAAGAGAAATGCTGAAAACACACACTGGATTAAAAACTTCAGCAGATATGACAAAAGCTGCAATTAAAGAAATTCAAGTTGCCAAATCACTTGCTAGTACTGTTGTAAAAAGTATGTCTAATAGTAATTTTTATAGTGCTTTGATGTACACAGCACAAAATGTTGCTGATAATGTTCCATTTGAAGATGCTTTTAGAAGTGCAACTGGATTTATGCCACCTAATGAAGCAATTAGAATGAAAAAAGAAATTCAAAGTTACATTAATCATTACAGCCCACAAACAATTCTTTCATATTATGATACTCCACCATTTGAGTTCGCTGATGTGTTAAGAGAGAAACATATGGCTGATTTTAGAAAATCTTTTACTCCAGAAATTAAAAAAGAAATGGCAACAAAATATGCTGACGCTGCTCTTGAAAAACTTGGTTATACAGCAGAATCTTTAAGCGAAAATATTACACCTATTTTTAATTTAACTAAAGAACAGGTCGATGCATTTAAAGAAATAATGTCTGATACAATTGCACCAAATTTTGATGAATCATTTAAAATGTTTGACACTAGAACAAATAGTGATAGATTTTATGTAAGTACATTTTTAAATCACATCAAAAAAGTTGCAGAGAGTGTTGATAATCTAGATTTTTCAAAACATGTAAAATCTGTTAACGATGCAATTACTATGAAAGCTAACCAAGCACGTATTGCACAAATTATGAAAGACAAATCAAGATTCTTAATGGCTTATGATAAAGTAACTTCTCTTATGAAGTTAAACATGACTGTTGTTAACCCAGCGTTCCACATGCGTAACTTGTATTCTAACTATTTCCAAATCTACTTAAGTCTTGGTGCAAGTGCTTTAAATCCTAAATTCCAAGCACAAGTTATCAAAGCAATTATGTCAAAAGGTAGACTTGGTTCTGATGCAGTTATTGAAGCGTTAGGTAAAGACGGTGTTGCACGTGAAGTACATTGGGGAGATATTCTTGCACATGCCAAAGCACATGGTGTATTAGGTAAAGATTACTTCACATCAGAAGCATCTCAATTGATGGATAGTAATGCAGGTTTGTTTAGTAACAATCGTTTCTTTGGTGGCAAATTTGCTAAGATTGACCCTACTAACACAACAAACTTTGCACCTTACAAATATGGTGCTAAACTAGGTAGTGCATTTGAAGATTACTCACGTTTACTACACTTTGCAGCAGCAGTTAAACAAGGACAAACATGGTCTGAAGCGGCTGATACAGTTAATAAGTTTATGTTAGATTATTCTGATTTGACACCATTTGAGCAAAATACATTACGACGTGTTATTCCATTCTATACTTGGATGAAAAAGAATACAGCACTTCAAATTGATACACTACTCAATAACCCTGGTCGCTATCAAATGTACTTCAAAGGAATCAATGCAATTGAAGGAACAAATGATGATGACAATGCACGTGTTAACAAAGGTTTGTTGCCAAGTTATTTACGTGATTACGTACAAACTCCATTCCGTGTTAAAAAAGGTTATAGTGGTAACTTTAATACTGTATTTTGGAACACAGCAATGCCAGTCAATGATTTGAATAGACTTGATATTTTTGACCCTAAAGGCGTTGCACAAGATTTGTTTGGTTCTTTATCTCCAATTGTTAAAGCACCTATTGAGCAAGCAATGAACTATAACACATTCTTTGAACAACCAATTGTTAAAGATGGTGAAAATGCAGTTTCTGCACGTGGTCAACATTTACTTTCTCAAATCGCTACAACAAACTTGGTTAAGGGCTTTGCAAATAAAGAAGGTACAGACCTTGGTTACAATGTTCTTGATAAGTTAACTGGTATCAAATTTGCACAAGTTAATCAGGACTTCTACAAAAAACAAGCTGGATTGATTGAACCAGGTCAACGTGGTAGAAAATCTAAACAACAACAATTGATGGAATATTACGATAAGTTGTATAATGGTGGAGAGGTGAATCAATAATGGATAAAATTTATAAAGATTTTGGTTTTAAAGAAGTAAAAGATGAGTTTGGTTATCGTTCTGACCCAATCAATGGTGAACATGCATTCCATACTGGTATTGATTTGTTTAAAGGTGATAAGGCGGCTATTGCCGCTTTTATCCCTGGTGTTGTGCTGTTTGCTGGGTTTGGAAAGGAAGGTAGTGGGTTTGGTCGATATGGTAACGTTGTAGCCATTAAGGACGCAAATTCTGCGTTACACGTGTATGCACATTTAGACTCCGTATCAGTCAAAGTTAATGATGTGGTTAAACAAGGTCAAGAGATTGGCAAACAAGGTACAACTGGACGTTCAACTGGAAGTCATTTGCATTATGAAGTGCGTAAAACATGGCATCCACATTTTGGTTGGAGTACTGATGAGCAAAACTATTGTTATGAACCAACTGGATACTTGCAAAGACACATTGGTGCAAATACGGTGGTTGTAGATAAGAATGTGCCAATCAAAAAAGAAACTCCAACTAAAAAGACTTACGTTGTTAAGAGTGGAGATACGTTGTCTGAAATTGCAAATGCACATAAGTTAACACTTACTGCAATTTTAAAACTTAATCCACAAATCAAAGATAAGAATGAAATTTCTGTTGGTCAAAAAATTAACTTGGGGTGATTTGAATGAAAATTAATCAAACTATGATTGCAACAATTCTTGCGGCTGTTGCACTTAATGTAGCAATGCTTACTGGCTATACTGGATTAGATGATAAATGGGTTTCCATTACGTCTGCTGCACTTGCTGTAATTGCTGGACTATTACCTAACAAAACACATCGTTGATGTGGTATAATTAACTATAAGGTGGTGAAATGATGGGTAAAATGATTCCTACTAAAAAAGCTTCTACTCCTAAAAAAACTATGGGTGGAAAAGCAGTTGCAAAAAAATGTAAGAAATGTGGAAAAACAAATTGTAAATGTTAATCTATTGACAAGTTATTCCACGTGTTGTAAACTATAAATGAGGATGATGATACCTGCCCTGTCTTGCTCATTTTGTTTTTCTCCTTTCCCCTTTTTTGGACTCACACTTTTGTGTGGGTCTTTTTTTTATGTTATAATATGTGTAAGAAAAAACGTCAGTTCGTTTTTGTCGTAGTTGTGCGGCTGCCTGAAAGACACAATGAAAACTTTTTAGAGTGAGATAGATGAATCTATCGAATACGCAAATGTAATTGGACGCCTCAGTGGACGTCCTTTTTTGTTTGCATAAAAAAAGACACCCTACCACAGGTGCCTTGATTTAGATATTCACCTCCTAACTTACACCCTATATACAAGTTAGATTAATGAATTATCTGGTACAAAAAGATTTGTAATTAAATTTTATCTTATTGATTTGATGATTGCAATTGAATTAAGAAATTTTTGTCATTTGAATTGCACGTTGTCTACACTTATCAGTTTGTGCTGAAAGTGCCAAATCAACACGAGGATGCTCCTCGTCTAACTCAACACCTTGTATACGTGGCATTACAAAGTAATCATTCTCAAAAGCAACTGTTTGCATTACGTCTAGCAGTAGTTTCAGCATATTGTGACTATCTCTAATTCTTCGGTCTGGCATGTAAAACACCAGGTCGATATACTGCCAAACTTCTCTGTCTTGTTTTTCCCAAGATTGCTCATCAATTGCTAGGTTGATTAGACCACGTGCAGCAATAACGTAATCTTGTGCAAAATTAGTTAAAAACTTTTTACCACCTTTTGAGTGTATGTACATATGATTGATACTTGGTGGTAGTGGGATACTCATTTTGAGTTTTTTGTTGGGGTGTTTTGGTTTGGCTCTAAACAAATCATCAGGTCTTACTTTTCTTTTAGCCATAATTCACCTCACTCTCAAGTGAAGTGTAGCATTAATTGTAAGTAATTTCAATATATGCTGGATATTCTTGTTCAAGTTTTTCCAATCCAACTTTGAGCATTTCATATTGAATCTTAACTTTTTTACCTTTAAACTTAATTATCATTTCTCCATCAGCAGTGGATGTGAATGTAGTATACCCATGTTGCATCATTGAGTTAGCAACTACCAAAGAAAGAAAAGACACCGCTGCACATACGATGTCTGTTCCTTTTTCTGAGTAATCAGCATGACCAATGATGTTAAATTCATTTTCTTTGAATGTAACTTTAATCATTAATATCATCCTCATCATTTGATTTAGTAATAACAGAAATTGCTACACCTTCAATTACTTCTAATACAATACGTGGAATCATATAACTCATAATCAAAAGACCAAAAATAACACCAAGAACAAAAATAATCATTTCATACATTATTTTGTACCAGTGGAACCAAATCCACTTTCTCTCTTTTGATTTGGAGTTGTTTCATTGTATGCAATGTAATAAGAAGTAAATAATGCTTGTGCAATTCTATCACATTTGTTTACTTTAAATACTTCATTGCCCAAGTTATGCAAAATTACCTTAATTTCATTTGGATAGTAATCCGCATCAACAATACCAGGTGCATTTAATACAATGACACTATTCTTTAATGCAAGTCCAGAACGTGAACACACATACATAACACTGTTTGCACTCATTTCAGCAGTAATACCAGTTCCAATCAATGCAGTTTGATGTGGTTGTATTTCAACATCTTCATGTGCATACAAATCATAACCAGCACTTGCAATTGTAGAACGAACTGGAATAATTGAATCTTCATATAATGCATGAAATTTAATCATTTGTTTCTCCTTTTGATTTGAATATTACTACTGCACTTGGAAATGGTGCACCAGTTTTACTTCCACCAAACTTTAATCTACCTTTAATAAAGCGTATTTCACCTTTCATAGCATAATCATGCCACCAACGTGTATCAGTACGTGATGGCACAAGACATACTACTGTTGCTCCATTTAAACTAGATTCATATGCTTTTTTCATCCACTTTCCAATTTCTTTTCCATATGGTGGGTTCATCCAACACGTACCGTACCAGTCTTGTTCGAGTCCATTTTCAGTGGTTGTGTAATAGCATGTGCATTTATGATTCTGATGATCGGCACACACGTCAAGTGTGAATTTGAACTCCTTGTCTAACTTATTAAAGAATTCTTGTGGCGTAGACCACAAATCAGTAGTGCTAGTAAACAATCCATTGTTTATCATACTTTTAAACTCCAAGATTGTTCTTCAGCACCTGCACACATTCCGTTACGTTTAAACTCACATACTTTACACGTAAAATGCATTTTGTCTGCATTTTTCGGTATTGTAAAGTTTCCTTTAACGATTTGACTAAACAAAGATTTAACCTCTCTAATTGCTTCTGTTAAGGAAATTTTGTATTCACGTCCTACAACTGTGCATACGTACTCATCATCATTGATGCGTACAAACTCACGTTCTTTACCTTCATTGACGTAATACAGTGTAAATTTGCGTACTGGTCGCTGATAGTACTGTCGTACAGCGTAAATGTATAATGGTGCTTGCAAATCAGTAGATAGTTTCTTACCAACCATAACTTTACCAGTTTTCCAGTCAGCAATTTCTAACTCACCATCTACTTCGTTAATTCTATCCATGGTAATGGAGATGTTTGGCACATTATCTCCAATTTCAAATTCAATTTTTTGTTCTAATACAATTGGCGGTAACATTTGATTGTGTGCAATGACAAACTCTCGGATTGACTTAATTGCACGTTGGAACATTTCTTCTTTCTTTTCTTCTGTTCCAAATAAATCAAATGAGTAATTAGACCAGAATCTATCATTAAACTCTTGAATGATTTCTTCTGTGTTTGGCTCTAAAATCATGGAGTACTTTTCAAATAACTCATGCAAATCAGAGCCAAGTCTAGTATACATATTTCCTTGTTGTTGATTTCCTTTAATAACTTCTAAATAAAAAGCATAAGGACATTTTTTATACAGTTCAATGTGTGTACGTCTAATTACTGTTGGCAATTCGTATTTCTGTGGTTGATTTGTTTTGTTTGTATAACACGCATCGCAGAAAGTACCACCATCTTTTATTGAACAATCTTTATGAAGTGGTGCTTTACAAGAATCACATTTGCAATTCTTTTTAATGTTTTCTACTTTGTCGTAACAATTAGCACAAATCAACTCATCACCCACAATACAAAAAAGAATAATAAATTAGCAAGAATACTTAAAATGATTCCCGCTATGAAAGTAATCCACATTTGTTTCCAAGTATCTCGGAATATTAACTTGATTGCTAAACTTGCAACAAACAGTACAAGAATACCAGTTACAATATCCATTATTCGGCTACCTCAGCTTTAGAATTAATAATGATTGCTTTTGCATACTCAAGCAAACCAATTGTAGATACATTGTTTAGCCCATCATGTTGAATTGACATTTGTTGTGTTTCAGTATCCAATTCAATAACTACTACAACTTTATTGTTCTCCATCTTTTTCCACCGTCCCAATTAGTTTATTAAGATACCATAGAGCTTTTTGTAAATCCTCTACACCATTCTTTTTATCATATCTAACAACATATTTCAATACATTTCCAGCTAAAAAACCTTTAAAACCTTGTAATCCAAGTTTTGCTTCAAGTACATCAATGAGTTCAATTCCACCACTTTTGTAATGGTCTGGATTAATGTTATCTGATTTGACAATTTGCATTGTTGACCCCTTATAAATTGTATTTTCTTCTAAGTAACAACTTCCACATACTTTAGTTCCACCATGTGTAATGTAATACGCACCTACGTCTTGTTGACACATTGAGCAACGCATTTACTTCACCTCACCATGAATACGGTAATCTTTTACCATATCTAGTTCTCCGCTTTCTAAAGCTTGAAGTAGTTTATTTGTATTAATTACGTCATAAAAAATATTTGTATCATTTGTTAATGGATATTTTTCTTGATTTGCTTCCATCCATTTAAGTAGTTTCTTTTTACTCACTTGCCGTAACATGTTCATATTCGTCACTTCCTTTTGCTAAGGTGTTAATTTTGTCTATAAACAACAATAAATCTTCTTTACTAAAAAACTTTAAAGAAACTGTGTTATGTGTTTCACGTTCTTTACCAAATACATAAATACTTAAAGTGTCATGACCCATAACATCTTTAGTTAAATACAATTCAGCATCTTGTTTTACGAACATAACTGATAACATATTATTCAACTCCTAAAAGATAATTTGTTGATACATCAAAGTAATCTGCTAGTTTATCCAATTCTTGATTTTTAATAGGATATACACCTTGTTCACGTCTACGATATGTATGATGTGTCATACCAAGCTCTTTTGCAGCACGATGTTGTGTAAACAACATACGCTTGCTTTTTGCTTTACGTAACGTTTTAATACGTTTTCCAACTGCTTTCCAATCAACTTGCATTTTCTTTTTCCTCCCCTGTAATTAATTCGCTGTAAGGTAATGTTTTAATCCAATCACAAAACTCATGCCACTCTTTCAACTTGTGAGATTTACGACTATGGTACATACTTGCCAACACCGCATAATTGAGTGTTACTGTACGTTTTTGGTTAAACCCACTTGGCAATAGTGCAATGAGTAAATCCCAATAGCGTTTGTCTTTTGTCATGTTGTACGCTTCTCTTGTAAGTTCTAGCGTTTCAAACATATTTTTGATAAATACGCATACTTCTTGGTCTGCAAAGTTATTGCTTTCTTTTAGTTCTTCAATAAATCCATAATCAAAAGAAAACATATCTTCTGAATATTGTTGATAACCATAACTATCTGTTTTCCAAAAACCTTTTCGATTAATCGTGTGCATAGTAGACTCGCTATTTGCGGTTGTTCCAACTTTGTACGTATCAAATTGCTTCCAAAAGTATAGCGGTGAGTTTAAGTCAAATGATAGCGTGATTTGTCGCATGAACTTTGCATGGTCGCTACCAGCTCGAACAAGTTTTTTCATCAACTTTAAGTCGTTTTCGCCAATATTGTAAATTAGTTGCAACTCTTTTTTGACTTCATCATTTTTTGAAAACCATGTACTATCACTTTTATCGTGGCTATCCCAACTGTTTCGCATACCACGAACTGCGGCTTCAAACTCTGGATAACTTACTTCTGTTACTTCAATCATTTCAATTCCTCCGCTGTATTTAATAGAACAGAATCTCCGCTTTTTTTACCTTTAACCATAACAAGTTTTCCAATTTCCATGGTTGATTGTAGTTTATCATTACTCCACAAAGAAGAAAATACCAAAATACGTACAGAACCAAATAAAGTATCAAGTGTAATAAATGCCATTTGATTTCCTTTTTTGTCGTTTCGGACACTCAAATCAACAACTTCTCCACCAACCAAACACTCACTATCTTCTTTATATGATTCGAGTGGATTGAATCCGTATTTTTCCATTGGATGCGTAGATAAATACATACCAAGCGATTGTTTTTCCCACTCTGATTTAAGTTGGTCATTAAAGTTATAAATAAAAGTAATTACGTTATTCTTAATTTCTTTTGATGTGCGGTTAGCCATTTCAACTTGATGCAATAACTCACCACGATTTGGATTATCAAAATCAAAACAACCAGACTTTACTAAATTAACTAAAACGTTTTGTTTAATAAAATTCTTTTGTCTTTTTTCCATAAACTCATCAAAAGATTTAATTGGTCTTAATTCTTTAATATGTGTAATTGCACTTTCACCAACGTGTTTAATAGTAGTAATGCGGTAACGTATAGCGTCACCTTCTACAACAAATTCATCAGTTGATTTGTTAATGTCTGGTGGTAAAATACTAATTCCACGTTTTTTACATTCTGCAATGTATGTTGCAATCTTTTCTGAATCATCGCCATCAGATGTCATTAGTGATGCGTAAAAATGCTGCGGATAATAGTATTTAAGGAATGCTGTTTGGTAAGATAACATTGCATAACTTGCTGAGTGTGATTTGTTAAATGAGTAACCACCATCAACTGCTGCACAAATTTCATCCCAAACTAGAATAATTTCTTCTTTAGAATAATTATTATTAAGAGAATCTTGAATAAACTTTTCTTTTAATTCTTCATTTTCAGATAAGTTTTTAGCTTTGCGAATGTATTTATCTGAGTATGCAATATCCCATCCTGCAAGCGTTTTACAGTCTAAAAGAAACTGTTCTTGGTAAGTCATTGTACCTGACGTTTCTTCCATATAAGGCAATCTGGATTTGTGTACAGACCACGTTTTACCTTTCCTACGTGCAATATACTCATCCCAATCACCAACACCTGGTCGAATCAAAGAGTTAATTGCAATTAAGTCACGGAAATTGCGTGGTTGTTGCTCAATAACTTTGGCTGATTGGGAGTTTAACTGGAATACGCCACTCACATCACCAGTACCAAGCATTTTGTAAATATTCTCATCTTCATAATTAATCTTATTTAAATCAATAATTTGATTAGTGCTTTTATAAATGGAATCCAAGCATCTCCGTAATACTGGTAAAGTTTCCAAGCCAAGAATATCAAACTTGTAATGACCAAGCTCTTCAAGCATGTATTTATCAAAAGCAACAATACGTTTAGTCTTGTCATCTGCTTTTGTTTTAACTGGAAGAATAGAAGAAAGACCAGGATATATAATAACACCACCAGCATGTTGGCTTTCATGACTCACAATCCCTTCTAAACGTGCAATAATATCAAATTCTTCTTTGTATTTCTTTTTAACGTTTAGCAGTTCTGGTTGTGCAGCATATGCATCATCAAGTGTTTTGCACGTTTCATCAATCATTTTTGTGATGCGTCCAATTTCAGCTTGTGGATGCTCAAATGCGTTAAGTACTTTGCGTACTACGTTACGTGGACTCATTGTGCCAAACGCTACAATACGTGCTACGTTTTCCATACCATATTTCTTTTGCAAATCCTCAAACACCGCATCTTGATTTGAGAAGTCTACATCAAAGTCTGGTTGACGTCCATCAGCCATAAAACGTTCAAACAACAAATCAAACTCTTGTGGGTCAATACGTGTAATATCAGTTAGATATGCTACTTTACTACCTGCACCAGAACCACGCCCATCACCAACAATAATTCCATTGTTTCTTGATGAGTTAACGTAATCTTGAACAATTAAGAAATATCCACTATAACCATTACGATCAATAACATCAATTTCTTCTTGAACCATTTTCATGTATTCTTTGTCTGTTGATTTGCCTTTTTCACGTGCACCTTCAATAACACGTTCTACAAGAAGTTGTCGTTCAGTTTTCCCATTAGGAATGTCATAGTACTGTGGAAGATAATTGCCAATTTTAATTTCTCCGTTGCATTTATCAGCAATTTCTTTTGTGTTGCTTAACGCTTCAGTGACTAACTCTTTATCAAGTTTATCAAACGTTTCTAACATTTCTTCTGCACTTTTTAACCAAAAATCGTTGGTTGTGAATTTAAAACGTTTTTCATCGCTCATCTTTTTGTTTAATTGAAGTGCCAACAAAACTTCATGTGGGAAACAATCTGTTTCATACGTATAATGCACATCATTAGTGGCAACAATTTTAATGCCTAAGCTTTTTGCAATTTTAATAGATGCAAGATTGCATACGTGCTGTTCTGGGATTTGATTTGGTTGAATTTCAATGTAGAAATCATTGCCAAACACTTCTTTGAATTTGCGTGCCCAACCTGTTGCTCCAACAATATCACCCTCAATAATCATTTGATTAAATGCACTACCTAAGCAAGATGATGTAACAATCAAACCTTCATGATAAAACTTAAGAATGTCCCAATTGATGCGTGGCTTGTAGTAATAGTTGTGTACATATGCGTACTCCTGCAACTTAAACATGTTTTCAATGCCTTTGTTGTTTTTAGCAAACACAACTAAATGACCATTCTTTTTATCATTTTCACGTTCATAGTAAAACTCACATCCGTGAATAACTTTAACACCATGTTTTTGTCCAAGTTTTTGTGCTTCAAACAAACCACTTGTAGAGCCATGGTCTGTAATTGCAATAAACTCTTGACCAAGTTCTTTTGCTGTTAAAATTAACTCTTCAATCTTGCTCATCCCATCAAGAATTGAATACTCACTGTGCGTATGGATGTGTCCAAAATTTACATCACACATAACTTTCCCCCTAGTCTAATAACCATGCTATGAAAAACGCAATTCCAAAAACTACTATTGCACCAAATAGCATAGTATACCTCCTACATCAAATCAACAATAAATCTTCCATCTCGTAATGCTTCATCCATAGCTAATCTGATTTGATTAATTTCAAATTGATTTCCATCAACAATTTTTACACTTTTTCCAGTGGGTTTGGTTACCCAAAATTCATACACACCCTCTGTTGTAGAGGGGTGCACGTTATAACCAATAATGTTGTATGTTCCAGTTTCAAGTCGTACCCAAAGCATTTTTTACACTCTCCTTAATTCGTTATCAAATTTATGTCGTAACAAATGTCTATCAATGTTTTCTGGGTCTTGCCCTTCATCAAAAGGCAAAACATAAACTGTTGCTTTATTTTTAAACATCTCAATGGCTTTTTGTGTTGCAGTTGCTCCAGCTTTATCTCCGTCAAAAGCAAGTACAAGCTCTGCACCAGTACGCATTAATAACTTGTACTGCTCTTTGGAGATGTGTGCACCAAACGTACACACTGCATGCACCCCCGCTTCATAAAATGCCCACACATCAAAGATTCCTTCGCAAATCACAATAACGTCATCATGTTTTGCTACATCGTAGTTATAAAGCATATTGCTTGTTTCAATCTCTGCTGGCTGGTGCAGCCACTTTGGATTATCTTCTGATTTTATACGTCGGATAGAGCCGCCAACTTGAATTCCATTATGAATAATTGGAATCAATAAACGGTTACGCAAAGTGTAGTTGCTTCCAGTTTTGTTTTGAAGTGTAACATTATCAATGTAAACTAGACCAAAGTGATTGATAGTATCAATATGAAACTCTCTAAACTTTTTTACCTCTTTGAACTCTCCAGCAAATTGGTATTCAGATAGAGTTTGTTTCTTTTTCTTTGCCTTCATTAAAGCAATAAACTTTTTAACTTCTTTGATGTGCGATTGTTGATGTTCAACAATCTTATAATTATTTATGTCAACGTTGCAAATTGTTGCGACACGTCTGACAGCAGTTGTAAAATCACACTTTTCCAGTTGTTGTACGAGTGCAATTGCATCTCCACCACCACAACCACCAGTGTGACAATACCATAGATTATTTTCACGATTTGCCACAAATGCAGTTTTGTTATCTCCGTCATGTATTTTGCAACATCCACGAATCATATGACCATCTTCATGCAAACCTTCAAATCCATAGTATTCTAAAATATCTTCAATCTTAATTGTTTCATTGAGATATGTTAGAGCATCCATGTTACACCTCTGTTTGTCTTAGAATGTTTTTATTGAAGTTGATGTTGATTGGTGGACAATCACTTTGACCATTACGTTGATATTTAATAGACAAAACTTGGTTTCCGTTATTAAAACCTTCTTTTGCAATTTGCTCATCACTTTTGTTTGTTAAAAACATAAGTTTACTTGCAAGCTGAAGAATACGATATGAACCACCAATAGACTTTGCATCTTTATTAGTATTACCTAACTCATCACGATTGGCTTGTGCAGCACTAAATACTGGAATGCCTAACGTGCCTGCAATGTCTTTTAAACTAGACGCAAAGAATCCAAGTTGTTGGAACTCTTGCATGTAACGTGAACCACCTGCACTAGAAGAAGGAACTTTGATATAGTCAAAGAATACAGCTTGAATGCCATGTTGCATTTGGTATTTTTTAACCAACGAAGATACTTTTTCTGATGTGAAATGTGGCATGTATACGTGGTAGTACGCACCTGCTTTAAGCATTTGCTTAGCACGTTTTAAACGTTCTATTTTATCGTCCTTGTCGCCATTAACTGTATCTAATACATATGTACCACTTACAATTTCTGTGTGTGGAATTCCGCTTAGATTTGCTAAAATTCGATCTTCTTGTTCCCGATGATTCATTTCTGTATCAATGTACAATACTGGAATTCTATCAACAATAGCAAGTTTGGTTGCCCAATTGGTTAGCGTAACAGACTTACCAGTTTTACTTTCTGCAACAAGTACAACTAAATCGCCTGGTTGTGCTCCGTTTGTGTACGTATCGTACAACTCCCAACCTACTTCAAGTCCTGGAATTTGTTCTGGACTGTTAGCACGTTCATCAAGTACTGCATCTGTTTCGTCACCCATTTTGTAAACTTCATCTTTGGAATTTGTGTTTAAAACCAAATCATTAATTTTTGATTCGGCAAATCCAACCAACTCCATTGGGTTCATAACTTCCGAATCATCTGAAATAACAAAATCAATAATATCTTTTGAAATGTTGTAAAGGTTTTTGCGTGTGTACGCTTGAAGGATTTTTTGTGAAAAAATACTGAGGTTATCTTCTGATACGTATGACTCTTCTAGTAACGTCAAATACTCTAATCCGCCAAGTTTTTCAACTTCATCTTTGGCTTGTTTGCTAGTAAGCATTTCCATGATTGCCATTGGTGACGGTTTAACGTTCTTGCTATAAAGATAATTCATTGCCATAAAAATGTATTTATGACCTAGTACAGAAAAATGTTCGGGGCAAATATTTTGGCTTTCAACTTCTACAAGTTTATCTTCATTCCTCAAACAAATCGAAATTAAATTTCTCTCTGACCCTGGACTGAATGCCAAATCTATGGAGTTTTCCATTGTTTCTTTCGACAGATTGCTCATCTACTGACACCTCTTGTGTTGGTTGTGTTTGTATATTCTTGATGTGTTCCGCATACGTTTCTTTTAAACGTATATTTTCAATTTCTTCTAAATACTTATCCATGTGATTATTAAGATAAGCAAGTGAGTATAAATCTATTTTTTTCACATCAATAAGATACTCAATAACGTCTTTAACTTGGGAACTTGAATAACTTTCTAAAAGTGTTCCAGCAGATTTAACTGCACGTATAATATTAGTTCTTGATTTTTCTTGATTTGAAAGATTTAAAAAATAAATTGCTACATCACGTGGATTACTCATTATACCAAAACCTTTATAATTTTATTTTTTTCTGTTTTGTTTTCTACCATAATGTAATTCTTAAACTCTAGTATTTGAAGTGCTAAAGAAAGTGCTCCGCCTGGATGTTTGTAACCCATAGCCTTAGCAATTTCAGCATGTGTGCCTTTAAACTCACGATTATCATCACACAAAACTAACAATGCACCCAAAACTTTTCTCTCAATTTTTTGCATGTTGCACCTACTTAATGTATTTTTTATGTGCTTCGTCAATTAATAATTTTAAAATTTGTGTTTGACTAATACGTACTTTAATACCAAACAAATCTAAAATATTTTTATCTAGTGATTTGAAAAAGTTTCCAAGTTCTTCAAGTTTTGTATTAGTTTCTGTGTCAAATTTAAAAAGTTTTGTAGTTTTCATTTGTTTTCTCCCTAGTATAAAAATTGGGGGAACTTTTTACATTCCCCCTATGTGTATTAGCTAATTACTACTTCTTCGTCAGAATCTGCACTTGCAGCAGAACTCATAACAGCTTCCCACGTTTCACCTGCTAGTAAACGATTGATTTGCTCAATGCTGTGTGGCTTGAAGAAATCAGGGAAAGAAATTTTGTTGTCTAGCAATTTTTTGTCCGCATCAGAAAGTGGTGCACGTTCCGAAACATCAATGCGATACGATGTGTCTAAGCCACTTCCACGACGACGAATTTTAATGTCGTAGTCACGCAAATCACCTTCGTCAGCATTCAAATCACGCAATTGCTCAAAGAATGTTTTACCTTGTTCTAGAATTTCTAGTTTGCCAGTTTCACGGTTAATAACGTGAATTGCAAAACGCTTTGCAATGCCATAAGATGGCGTTTCGCCTGCTGCTTTTTGTTCAGCACGAATCTTGTCAATTGGACAACCTTGTCCAGGACAATTAACACTGCGTTTAAATTGTGGCATCCAATGTGTCCAACGACCATATGGTGCATCATCTACGATACGAACACGTGTAATCCCTTCTGGCAACTTAACAAAGTCAACCTTTTCGCCTTGCTGTTTCTTGTCATCTAACTCCCAACTCATTAGACAACCTCCTCTTCAGATAGTTTTGAAAGATTTGTGTTAACAAAATCAAACACATTATTATAAACATCTACTACTGTGTTGATAGATGTGTCAACCATTTTCTCGTCAAAAATAGTGTTAATTTCTGTTAAACAATCTTTGTACCCATCATTATAAGCCTCTTGCCCTACGTGTTCAATACCTTCTGTGATTAAATTAATCATTCAGATTCTCCTTTTTATATAAAATATTTAAATCATTAATCAAAACCCCATCTATTAAACGATAAGAATGAGTTTTGTTTAATCTATTTTTTATCCTTTTGTGTGATGTGTTGCCAATATACACAAAAGTTTCAATACTTTCAGATTGTGTGTATTTAAGACGTGTAAAGTCAAAAATACTATTGAAATGTATTGGTGTTATTTTTTGGTATACTCTATGATGTAAATCTAGTTTATGATTTGTACGCAACATAGAAAGTGAGCATGCGTAATGAGCGTCCAAGTTGCGTATGTAAAAGTCCGCATCGGACAACTCAAATAACGCACCATAAATATATTTATTCATGTAAGTACGTGATTTATTTTGCAATGCAAAAACGTTATTGCTATGGAAGTGCCTAAACATTTTACCTTCCATTTTTGCATAACAAATAAACTGCAATGGTATTCCAATATTTTTATTAAATTCTGGATTAATCATTTTATCATAAATAAATATTTTCATTTAAACCATTCTTTCTTAAGAAATACAATGCTCAATCTCATCATCATCGTCATAACGTGCCATTGCTGCACGCATTTCAGAATCTTCATCAAAATCACGCATGTTTTGCTCAAGCTGTTTCAAGGTATGCATACGATTACGTGTTTGTATAAAAGTTTCTATTTCATCTGGCGTTAACAAACGCTGTAATTCTGGTGAAAGCTCACGTGTTCTAGTGTCACCAGTGTGGTCAAGTGATGCATATTCGTGATTTGCATGCATAACATTTAAATTTCCAGGAATTACTTGGTTACTCTCCGCTAGTTTTTTTTTACTTGCATTAAACGCATCAAAATATTTTTGTCGAAGAGCATTGTATTTTTCTGGAATGCGAATTAAAGTCCAAGCACCATCTCCAAAACCAAGTTCAATTCCAATATCTGCTTGTTCAACTGTTAGTTCGGCTTTGTTAAGCAAAACTAAATAACTTTCCTCATCATAAAAAGGAATATCTACTCCATTTTCATTTGTTTCACTTGGCATGTTTTTAGCTTTTGATGTGACATCAATTTGCTCAAACCACTGACCAATAGTTGGTGTTGTTACACCAATAATTTCTGCAATTTGAGCGTTAGATTTTTTGTAATCCACACGCAATACACGCATCAACTCTTCTAATTCCACGCCAAACTGTTTTTCAACTTCCAACATACGTGCTGTTTTACTTTCCAATTTTACCATTATAATCACTCCTATGTGGTGAAATTACCCAAGCAATACGAAACTTTTCATTAATCCATCCAGCAAATTGTGGTGGTTGATTTAATTCGTGTTTGTGCTTGGATTTTGGTGCTGCTTTAGTACGTGTTAATAGCTTCATATTTGCCACCTCTTTAATTACCAATTAATATAAAATACACTGCGCCCTATAAACATATAAATTAATGCGTTAAGTAAGAAAAAGAAAAGCATTAAAACAACAGGAGAAATAACTAATCCAATTATTACTAAACCTACTTTATCAAAAATACCCACCACTACTCACTCTCCATTCGCTTCAATATTTCTTTCCTTATCAATGCATACTCATCAGAAATTTGATGTTTCATCATTTTTGAAAGATGTTGGTCATGGTGGTAATCCCAAACATAGTATTTGTGTTCTGAATTTAACAACATATCAATCAACTCATCGTTTGATTTTTTGGATAGTTCCACCACTACTCACTCTCGCTTTCTACTCCAACTAACTCATCAAGAGAAACTTTATAAAAGTTTGCAATTTGTAATAACGTAGAAATACGTGGTTCATTAATGCCACTTTCATATTTTTGATATGTACTTGGAAGCAAACCAAGTTTTTGTGCTGCTTGTTTTTGATTCCAGTTTTTTTCTGTACGGTAATGGTACAAGTTATGTGCAAAGTTATGCAACATGTTTTTCACCTCTAATCTAATAATATATCTACGTAACTATCAATATTTTCTGAAAAGTAATCACAAGCACAATCGTAACTGCAAAAGAACTTGTAATCACGACTGCCATACGCATCATCTACTTTGATTGGTTGCTGACAACTAGCACAATCTTCAATCCAATCTGGTGGCTCACGCTCATCAAAACGTGCCATACTTACACTTCTATCCATAAATTATCAACTCCATTTAGTATTATAGAATTGGTTATATTTCAAATCAACCAAAATTTCATTATCTAAATCTTCTCCATTGATTTTATTGATGAGTTGCTTGGCACAAAGCGATGCCACAATTGCAGCGGTTGTAACAACAGTCATAGAAGTACCACATGCAGAAACTTCTGCATTGTCGTCACTATAAAAGTTTTGCTCGTACAAACCAATATGCTTCATATCAAGAGGATTAACTGTGTATATGCGTCCCATTTCTAAGCCCATACGTGGCTCGATAAGTAACTTGATTTGGGAACGTAACTTAATAGCGTTATTCCAAATACGTTTGCGTTCTGACATAGAATCTACCATAAGAAATACATAACCAGATAGACGTTGATTTTCAAATTTTTGATTGTAAATTGTAGGTTGAATACCAGTAGAACCATTTAACATATCTTCTAACGCTTGTACTTTTGGCTCACCCACTTGCCATTCACCATAAATTTGATTAGGAATATTATGCTCTTCAACAGTATCAAAATCCCAAATACGAATATCGCTAAACCCAAGCTTAGCAAGAAACATAGCAAGCCAGCTGCCAGTTGCACCCGCACCAATGATTGTAACGGGGGCATCAATGTCATCTCGATTAAATAATTCAGATTGTCTACTAAAGTCATAAATCATTTTAAAAACTCCTTGTCTAGTAATATTTCTTCGTAAAAATCACGAATCTCAACTTCTTCAAATCGAATATCGTAATACGTGTTTATTTCTTTTTTGAATTCTTCATACGATTTGCATTTAGCAAGGTCTTTAAGTGCAGCATCGTCAAAATAGTCATAAATAGATTGTGTGTAGTATTTAGAAGCAGTTTGAATGCCATCTGCATCTTCAAACACATATCCGTTATACTCGTAATACTCTTGTTCAGTAGTAAAATTCGAGCTGACTGGAGTTTTTTTTTCAGTGGGTGCATTGTACCAATCATTACCACTGTAATCATAAACTTTTGCTGGTGATTTGTAATTGTAATTGTAGTTATACGTTGCATAAGATTTTTTGGAAACTTTGTCAGCAATTTCTTGCTTAACTTGTGGCGTAATTTCTGCTAAACGTGTTTGGTCAAATGAATCTAATTGTGCATATAGATCGTTAATTTGTTGCATAATATTTTGTTCTTGTTGTGTATATAATACTTGCCAATCCATGTCTTTGAATACAACACCAGTTTCATAATTATACAAATCAAGTTTGAGTGAACCTTTTTTGTTGGTGATGATTCGAATGAACCAGTCGTGACCAACGTTGCTAAACACGTTCATTTGCAAATCATCTTGACCAGAAGCGAATGTTTCCATGTTAACGTGGCTATGACCCCAAACTTTAATGTTGTTCCAAACGTCCATGCCACCGTCAACTTGAAGTAATTCTTCAGCAAACTCTTGCAAACCCTCAGGGTTAATTTCCGTGGTTGTGGCGTGAACTTCTTGCTTGAATAGGAACATTTCTTCTACAACGTAAGTTGTTTTGTCAGTTTTGACAGCAGTACCAAGCCAACCAATTTCGTCAGAACAATTGTCAGTATACGCTTTCATTTGTGTAAGTGCTTTTTGTGTAACGAATACTTCAGGTGTTAACACTTCAATAAAAGAAGTTGTCATTGCTTTTGAATTTGCATTAAACATTATTATTCACCCTCCTCGTTCCATTGTTCACAGAATGCGTCCCATCTATCATTGTGAATATAAACTTCTGCATCACCATGCCATGAGTAATAATTTTCACGACAGTGGCTACAAACTAATGTGTCATCATCAGAACCTACCCAGTTACAGCAATGCTCACAAATGTCACCACCACATTCTTCGCAAGTACGGTACTCATCTTCACTGTGAATTACGTGGTCACATGATGGGCAATCTTCTAATGGTTGTTCAGACTCTTCAACAATTTCACCTGTTTCAGGATTGACTTGATTGCGGAAGCGTACAGAGCGTCCAGCAATATCGTTAGTGTTAACAGATTCTACATAGTCAATAAGTAAGCATGCCAAAACCATGTATTCACGATTGCCACACAACTCAGCAACACTAGACTCAATACTGCCAAGACAAGGGCGACCATTGTTGCCGTCAACGTGTGGATGTGGGTCTTGACTTGTCCAATAACCTTGTTTGAGGTTATCTGATGTGATGCGGATGTTAGCTTCATCTAAGTAAACAGTGATTAAATAACGTGCACCTTCGTAATATTTATCTTCATTTGCATCATAGAGATACAAAAATTTAGTCAAAAATGTAAGTTTGTTTTCGCCATAAAGAACTTCTTCTACTTTTTCTAGTGATTTGATTTTAACAATCTCACTAGCAATTTTAGTAGCAGTTGCATCTTTAGGAAGTTTGAGTGCTTCGAGGCTATCTTCAAGTGTCTTAACACGCTCAATAGCACGTGAAAGGTAACCACGATAGTTGTCAACCTCGTTACGTTCTTGACGCAAACGACGTTCCATATTCATAACATTGTTGTTGAATTGGTTTTCAACGTTTTCACGAATCTTGCTTAAAAAGTTTTTGTTGTACTGTGTTTCATTCATTTTTTCTACCAAAGAAATTGGCGTCATTTGTATTACGTTTAAATTAAGATTATTGCTTAACTTGCTGATGAGTGATGCATTGTTTACAAAACTTTTGTCACTTTCACATGTATTGCACATACTAACACCTCATTTGTTTTAGTTTAAGTTGGTATAAAAAAACACGGCTAACAAATATGTCAACCGTGTATGAATAAGGAGAGTTGGCAAAGCCATGACTAGCAGTGCCAACCCAGTTGATTAGTTACCTTTTACTTGACGAGCAAGGATAACTACTTTTGTATCTTCAGTTACAACAGTGGAATCAAGTGCCGAAACAGACACTGAATCAACTTTAACGTCATAACCAGAAGCGTCAAGACTAGCCAAATCAAGAAGTGCGGAAATTGTTGTACCTACTTCTACTGCAAACTCCTCAATACGACCTGGCAATTGACCTACTTTAACTACTACTGTGTTTCCCATTCTTCATTCTCCTTTTTAATTTAAATTTTTATTAAAACAAAACCAAAAATCAAAACATATACTATTCAAAGTGCGAAGTACCACCTTGATTGGCAATGCTTAATTCTTGGTTGTTGTTAAATAACGATGCTTGAATACTGAGTTGATAATCTGTGATTTCTTGCTCAAGTTTTTTAGCAAACTCATCGAGTGCTTCGATGTCATCAAAGATTAACGTGACACCACTACTTAAGCCGATTGTAAACGATGTTTTGTCATTGACCATATTGCTTCGCCAAAAACGTTGATTGCACAAATCGCCTTTTTTAATTAGCATGGAAACCATTGTGAACATGTTGTCACCACCTTTACAAATCAAAATAACTACAAAAAACAAAACATATACTAATTAAAATTTGATGAGAAGTTACGACAATTGCGGTGGTTGTGTTTAGATATGTAAATCCTCCGCTTTTAAGGTAGCGGGTTTTTGCTCCAACCTTACATCGTAGCGCATGCTTTTTGCGAACGAAGTGAGCCGCTGAATCGAAGATTCATGCGTAAAATTCAAAGATGCGAAGCATCTACAATGCCTTACAGAAAAAAAAGTTGCTCCGATCGGGAACAACATTAAACAGAAAAAAAGGGCAGGATTGCTCCCGCCCCGGTTTTCTATGCTTTTTTGACACAAGCAGTAGCAAACTCATTATTTTGAGCAAGTTTCAACAAGTTTGTTTTGCTTGCGAAACCATTGTCTACTAGGTATTGAACATAACGCATAACGTGCTTTGCTTTGTTATGATTATGAGCGAGAAGTTCGTCCTCACAACCCTCGATAGCCATGAGAGCGTAAACGAACTCCTCATTTGTCAAACCTTTGCTTTCTAGTGCGTCAAATTTTTTTTTTAATTCCGCATCATCCGTATTTGTGTACGGTTGGCGGACGATTGCATTTTCGGATTTAAGTTGGTCGATGTATTTGTCGATTTCCTCGATACTCATCATAGCCAACTGGTCTTGCGTATATCCAACATAACCGACTGGAGCCCACTCATTTGTTGCAGGGACTTCGACAATGGAACCATCATCAAGAATCTCCATTTTAGGTTTGTTGATGCGAGTATTAGCCATGCGTTCTTGCAACATGATTGCATACTCGATTTTACCACGAGTCGGACGACCTTTTTTCCACGCACCGAATGGCTCGCGGTATTTGTTGATGAATTCTCGTGCTTCAGCAGAACGTACACATTCTTGAATGTCTGCAATCATCTCTGCACGTGTTGGACGACGCCACATTTGCTTGACGTTGCCTTGCTCATCAACTGTTGACTCATCAAGGACGATTTTTGTTGTGATGGATAATTCTGAGAAGTCAACGTCTGGGCAGAAGAACATATCTGCGATGTACTCTGCTTGCTGTTCAGTTGCAGGACGTACAACTGCTGTTGCCTTTTCTCTCTCTACTAACATCGCAATTAAGTCTGACACTTCTTGCGAAGTTCTGCCGTAGAAGAACGAGTAAGGAACTGGGTTCGTACCCATTCGCTCTTGAATGGAACGAACAAGTTCTTGCTGTTTCAAAGTTGGCATTGAGTAAATGATAGCCATTTCGCCACCAATTTCTCGGTCATCTTTGAAGTCTGCAAATGCTTTTGGTTCTACGTTTTTAGCAGTTGCCATTGTAACGTACTGTTCGTATTTTGCAGAAACTGTGAATTTTGGTGCTTCAACTACTGGTACTTCGAATTGCTCCTCGTGCATTACTGCTTCTACTGCTGCTGCTACTTTCGATTTTGCTCTTGTCATGATTAGAACATCTCCCTTTGGGTTGGTTTATTTTGTGAGGAGTGAGATTCTCACCCACTCCCCATTAATTCAAAAATCTAAACACCTACTTTTTATGAATGCAGTAAGTAGGCAATTGTACAGTATGGTCAAGTGCTAGTGTAGCACAGACCTGTTTTTGACGCTCCTTTTCGATGTTGTCAAAGTAAATCATTGTCTGACGTGCGATGAATGCTGTTAATGCTAGAATGAGTACGATTGCACCGATCACTGTGCAAAGGTTTTTCAAAAAATTATACAACATACTAAACACCTCCTTTCTCGAGAATGTCGAGGATATAATTAACGTAACCAGTAGCCTCATCAACGCTGCCAGCTAGTAACGTTTCGAAAAGATTTCCGACCATGCAATCCATTTGTTCAATCCACGACATTGCCATTTCGGATTGATTTTCTGGAATTTGAATTGAATTGATGAGTCGCTCCATGAGTTCCTCTTCAATCACACAAAGTGTCGGACTTGTTTCCAAACTATCTTTTCTTTGGATTTGCACTAACAACTCGATAACGAGTCGTTCATTGCTCATGTGAGCAACTTCTCTACCATAACTCATTGCGATAAACATAACATACACGCTCCTTTTTTAGTTTGGGGGATTGGTGCAGGAAGGGGGATTATTCCCCCTTATCCTGCTTCATTACGTAATAACGCAAAACGTCGCCATTTAAATTAGGGTGCACTAAATTCGCTCCATTCGTGGAATTAGTGTTGGGTTGATGAAAACTGGATTTGATTTGGCTTTTGCCAAAAACTTTGTTGCTTCACTGCGAGTGAAGAATTTAGCTTCACAAAGTGTTTTGTTACCGTCGAAATCTGAAACGAAATAAAGGATTACGAAAATTTGTTGTTTCTTGCTGAATAAGTTGAGCATAGCACTATCTCCTTTTATTAGGGTTGTGGTGCAGGAAAGGGGGCAAGCCCCCTTATACCCTGCGGTTTAAGAATTCAAGCATTGGTTTGATATGTGATTTGTTACGCATATTAAAACATGGTATGCCTAACGAATCTGCTAATCTCATGCCCTGTCCTGTTC